TGTATGTTGGCCCAGGTCACCGGATAACTTTTTACAGTGACTTGATTTGTGGGGTCTTGAATACTGGCAGTGACACTGCTACCAGTTAGATTTACGGGTTTTTGATCCTGATTCATGACTACCACTTGTATGGGGTTATCTACTCCCTGATAAATTTTAATAGGACGTGAGTACACTTTTCTGTTCCTTGTAGTGAATATCGTGGGATCAAAAACTTGAACCTCGACGGTGTTTGGATATAAATATGCTTTGACAGTGATCATTTCGTTGTCTTTAACATATTTATCGGAAACCGTGGAAGAACACTACAAGCAACTACTAGGCGAATATCCCTTTATAAGTTATGTAACTTATGGTGGCAACGACTATATTGGAATCATACAAAATTCCGATGAAATTATCACAACTTTATACGATTTTGGATTGTTAAAGGACGCAGCGTTAAAAAAATCTTACCTGGCCTTGGGCGAGACTTGGTGGTGGGAAAGCAATAGGCTTATACCAATCAATGTGTTTTTGAAGTCGGATTGGAATCAGTTTAGAGTCTGCTTACGTACAATGAACAGCAAAGACGTAGAGATCAAGATGGGCCCGTATGTGAGCCTAAAAGAAATGGCCACAAAACGCAGCAAACGTAAAAATATCACTCTGGTTAGGCGGATGCCTTGACTTGTTCGCATATGAGGTTCATGTGAACCACAACAAGATGTGCGTAGGCCACGGCGTGGCTCTTTTTGAATGTATAACCTTCTTCGGTAGCAGTCCAAACTGTTTCGGCAACTTCTCGCCAGGGACGTCCCACCAAATGCCTTTTTCCCGGACGTATCAAGGCCAATAACATGGCCATTCTCGGGATTGAATTGACCGGTTCCGGACACTTTTGTATGAGATCATAATGATTGCCGATGTGTATCACAAGGCTGCAAAACTCGCGATCCTGTAGCAGTTCCCAAATTGGCTCGCGAATCATCAATTCCGTTAGATGTTGCTCGCTCTTTATCTGTGTATATAATGACACATTCAAAAAGTCCAATTTGGTATATCCCAAGTCTTCAGCCGTTTTGTGATCTATTGTGGCTATTCCAGTAAAGGGATCTGTTGGTATGTTGGTAACATAAACTCCGGTATTGTGTTTGATCATTTGACTGTCTCTGGCAATACCGGCTGGTGTATGCCGAAGTAGATTCAATGCTTGAGTTCTGTCACCAAAGTCAATGTCAATGTCACTAGAGAATTTAGTTTTTAGATTCATTTATTCTTTCTGCTTTTCGTCTTGCCCAACCTTCTCTCATTTATAAAGTCAATATCAATATGAGATATTGGTTCTATATCATAATCCGGCTTTTTGTAATATATCTTTGACCCATTCGGCGTCGGCCAAATAGTCATGAAATCGTCGTTGCCAGTACTCGGGATCGATCCAGGGCAGTATTATCACGGTTTGTTCTTCATTAAGTTCTTCAAGAAATTGAATACCAGATCCACAATTATAGATAACCCAAGGACTAATACGACCGGTACTGATGTGATAACAAATACGATTGGCATTACCGTATCTGAAATAGTCACTAAAGCCATTTCTAAGTTCGGGATGTGTTTCTGCATATTCGGTCATTTCTTTAAGTGCACGTTCCAGTGCATCTTGAGTTGCTTCTTTTTTCAAATATTCCGGCAGCCATTCGGTATACAATTGATCACTACACCAGCGATCTATTTTTTTGTTGTTACGCAGTAACCAATCCAAATAATTGCCAAAATTAATACACCGTATAGATTGACTGTATCTTCCAAATTTGACGAAAGCATTATAATAAGGACTAGTAACAAAATCCGCATATGTTTTTAACTTTGCACTACCTTGGCTTAATTCATAAAATCTCAGATATGCTTTAAGTCCCAGTTGTACTCCGGTTTCCTTTTCTTGTTGCCAACGTCGTTTTTGCTCACACAAGTGTGCAAATAACGTACTTTCTTTACGATATGTTTTTTCACAATACTTACACTTATACATCTAGTAATTTATGTTCGTGGATATAGTCAACTAAAAATTCATTCAATACTGTATGATCACTGGGCTTTTTTTGATAATCCGGAGTGACTGGTCCGTGTGGAATGGGCAATAGACTTTGCGGTAAACTGGGATCTATAGGAACTGGTGGAACTCCCATATCGTGTTGATATTTGGTAGCACTCCAACGAAATGCATTTACGATACAGGGAGTACTGGTAAACAGATTCAATTTGGGGTTGTCGTATAGGCTCCAATAATCGGTATCTGCCTGTTGATACATCAAGACCTGATGCCCACGACTGTGCAAACTGTCTATGGCGGCCAGCATCATGTACATTAAATTTTCTGTACGATCCAGTAGACTGTACACTTCCCATTTGCGTTGAAAATCTACATAGCGTTCAACATCTTTTTTGGTCCAATGATGTTCCCATCGGTCTATAAAAATTTGATTGGCCGGATTGTTCCAGCGTCCTTCAAATGTGTGTTCATCGTCAACTCTGAGTATGGGTATTTCTTCACGACTGACAAAGGTCATGCCCAAGAGATAAAATGTGGGCTCTTGAGTCATGTAACTGTGTTTCAAAGTGGTGCGTAAGATTCTACTGTTGGCACTGCCGGGCACATCTATACTGTCCACTTTTGACATGTTTAATCTTTTTGCTAAATCAACGTGTCCGCCATTTTTGCCATGTCCTTTGGTGTAGTTGTTCATGTAACTACATCCATTTGCTATTAATTTATCTATCATCGAAATTCCTCTCGGATGTCTTGGTCGCTCCATCCATGTTCACGTGCCAGTTGTTTTAAATCATCTTGATTGTTTATTTCAGCCATTAATTCAATATCTGAATCTTTGAGTGTGGGGTAAATCTTTTTTAAAAACCGAACAGTTTTGGTGTCTGACTTTGAGGTACCAATCCATTGATGGTACTGTGTACCAAAGTCGGGGCTGACTGTTGTGGCCATCAGCCACTGCAATTTTTTGTGTTGTGTGGTATTAATATCAAAGAAATGTCGATTTAGATTCTCGTTTGTTTTTTTAACATAGTGTCCCTGCAAAATAAAGTTTTCTTCGGTGCCCAATCTGGCATTTTCTTTGACACTGCTGCCCCAACGTATCATCAAAAACGGACTGAATTTTTTCTGTTCTTCTTCGGTCATGCTGTCATAGTAACCACGATCTTTACGATCAAATGCAGCCATTTCATTTCCAATATACAATTTTGAATTGTAATCAACTTCTTTTTTTGGTTTAGCGGGTTTTTTTGTTGCCATTTTATACTCTATGATGCGGTACAGTATCATTTTCTTGTTTGATCAAATGATACAACATTATAACACGTTCAAGTTCGGCCTGTAAAGTGGGATTTGTTCGAGCCATTCGGCGTATCTCGCCCCACATTTTATCTTCCAGTAGATGGTCGTGAAGCGGTCTACCATTGGGAGTTCTAGGATCATAATTGTATCCTATTTCCGTTCGAGTGGCAGGATCGGCACCATGTTCACGTGCATAGGTTATACCATTCACTGATTCATATATGTATTGTGCTCCGGGTTTTAATGTGCCCATGTCACCATGCCTTTGAATAATCTACCACTTCGCTTTGGCGACTTATGTCCTTGATAAAATAAGCACACAAGGGTCGTTCGCCTTCAGTTAACGGTATTGCCAACATCTGTCCCGGTTTCAATTTGGGAAAATACCATTTGACATCTTGATATATGTCCACTATTTCAACTGGGTAAAATTCTGGCCTAAAACTGCTTAATGGATTAAAGCAAAACACATTAAATCCACGATCATTTATACTGGTTAATGGCACCACTTCTAGATCGCCAAAGTCGGGTTCACCAATCAGCAATTGCCAATCCACCGGCATGCGTATCACATGCTCACCTATGCGTAACACCAAGGCCGGACTGTTAAAACTTTCTAAAAATATAAGTGGTATATAAAAGTAATCGGGATCTTTGGGATCACTATTGTCTAGTACGCAAAATCTCAGTTCATCAATTTCCTCAGGAATCTGGTCCATGGGGTAAGCCATGTTGTCAAGTGTTAGTATTCTCATTTTATAGTTGTTAATAATTCTCGTGCTTGATCGGTTACGATATAACGTCCCGTATCTCGATCTTGAAATTGTTCAATCACTGATCGATGCAAAGGTAACCGATCACAATTAACCGGCTGCCGTACTTTATACTCTGTATTATAGTTGAAAGTGCTGGCAAAGTAAACCTTGGGCACTGTATTTTTTCTTGTTGCCGAGTTCACAAACTTGTGATGTACATGTCCGTAATCACCATCTTCGTAATGTGTTAAAACTAAATCGTAGCCGGCAGTGATATTTTTTAATTCTCGTTCGGCTTGTTCGCTGTTGAATCCCAATTCGCCACGCTTAACATATTCCCAGTCATCGGGGAATCCCAAAAACACACAACTGATATTGTGTGTGCGCCAATAATCACTGACTTCTTGCCCTCTAGGTTCGTAATTGGTATAGGTTAGATACAAAATGGTCCAATCAAATTCGGGATGTGCTTCGATAAAAGGCCAAGCAAATATCACGCAGTCATCGGGATGGGCCACTGCCGCAACTGCTTTCATGGCGCTATCCCAAATTCTTTGGTTATGATTTGATAGTATATGTCGGCCAAATACTGTTGACTTTCGGGATCGCCATGATAGCCGGGATCATTTTTAAAATTATCGCCCTTGATTGGGTATATGGTAGTTGCATGTGCTGGGGTATGTTCTTGCCGTAAAGTCATGTATCGGTCTGGTAACACTGCCGGCATTTCTTGTCTGACTGTATCAACATTCCACAAGTTATTTGCCACTAACAAAAACGGAATATTGGCATAATACAACTGCATTATACCATCTCGCATCATCCAACGATCTTTTTGCAATTTCCAATCGCTGTCATACAAATAATTGATGTATTCTTTCATGGCCTTGGTGGTGCCATCATCTAGTCTAACACTTCTGTATTCATTTTTTATATTTTCTGCCAAGGTAAACATGGTTTCACATATCATGCGATAGGGATTGTTACCATAATTTACATTGTTTATACCGGCAGCAGGTGCGTAACCGTTACGGTGACTTTTTCTCAAATGTTTTTCAAAAAAGTTGTCCCAACCCAGTGGTCCTTCTTGATTTTTTTTAAAATCATACGGCGCGGCCTTTGCTGGTATTTCCATACGGTCATGGAATGTGGGGGCAATGATTGCAAATGCCGGACGTTGTCTAATCACTTCGTCAATTTGAATACGTATTCCGCCGTTGCTGCAACCTTGCCGTGCCAATATTTGTACGTCCCAGCCCAGTCGCTGGGCCAATTGATGCCCGTACCCGGTGCCCTTTAATTCGGGTTTGGACGAATCAGCGCTGTAGCTGCATCCGCATACGATCAATTTTTTCATTTAACTTCCTTGCTACTTGTATTTGTGTGCTTTCGTCTGTGTGATAAACTGCTTGTGTGACTTTGTCGGGGTTGGCATTTGCGTACTCGTAAATGATATTGCCAACAGGATCGTTCATGCCCAACTTCAAAAACGGGAATCCTAATTCAGCCAATCGGTATTCCCAAAATCCAATTATCCAACTGTCGACAATTTCCTTAAAATGATTGTCGTACATGAAAGTAAAATATTGCTTGACAGCATTTTGTATGTTGGGGTCTCGAAGTTCTTCTGGCAAGTCCGGTCTTGGGTTCATGAACGAATGTATGGTGTCTGACAATATGGGAGCAGAGAAATTGCCAACAAAATCCAGTCCGGTACTGCTGTCACTGGGATAGGGATATATGAAATTTTTTATTCCCTCGGGCCTATAAAATTTTCTGCCTTGAATGGGAACATCTATTCTTCCGCCAGGCGCTTCGGTAAAAATAATAACATTCGGTGCCATGGTAATAGCAGTTTCCAATTGAAATCCTATGCCGGTATTGCTGATGCCACCACGTGCCATGTTGATTACTTCGTGCCCGTATCCGGTCAACAGTTCGCTGAAATGCGTTCCCGGCTTGTTACGATCTGCACTGGCAAAACTGTCACCACAAACAATTATACGTTTTTTGGGTTTCCCTACTTCTGCCATTCTATTTTCTCGGTTGTGTGCGGGTAATTGGCTTCGTTGTAAAACGCACGTCGCTTGGTCAAATGCCGTTTGGCAAACTTACATGTGCTTGTAATGTCCCAAATCTCTACGTGGTCTTTATCTTCTGCTTTTCGTATACCTCGTCCAATGCTTTGTATAACCCTAACAAAGCTCTTTCCGGGTTCCACCAAAACCAAATTAAAAATACGAGGGAGATTAATACCCACTGCGGCCACACCGTAAGTCGCCACAATAATCTTGCCAGTACTAGTTGCGATTTCGTCATATTCTTCTTGTCTCTTAGATCCTTTTGTTGCACCACTAACGAAGACTGCCCGCTCGCCTAAAAGTTCAACCAATAGTTTACCTGTTGCTACCCGATCCACAAGTACAAGAGTATTGCCGGTATCGTTAACACGAGTTATAAATTGACTCATGTATGCAATTCTCTCGGGTGTTTCTACTAGATATTTTAGTTCTTGTTGATAATCTTTGTATTCTACGTAATCCACCAACTGCACTATGTTCACATGACAGTTGGCAAGATGTCCCGCTTCTTGAAGTTCACTGGCGCTGAGTCGTCCTACTACAGAGCCTAGACTACAAAATATACTTATCTTTTCGTAATCTTCTTTGGGAATTGTTCCGGTCAGCCCCCAACGAATCGGCACATGTGCAAACACTGTGGTCAAGAGACTTTTGAGAGCATCGGCTTTGGCCATGTGTACTTCATCAACAATGACACAGACCACCCCCTCGATAAAGTCACCTATTTCCACTTCGGCATCGCCCGACTTGGTCATCTTTAACATGTTGTTTAGACTTTGCCAGGTACAAATAGTGTGTGTACGATTGTATTCTTTTCTATCGCCAAAGTACACGCCCACATCCAACCCAAGATTGATGTAGTCGGCTTCGGTTTGTGTAACTAGGCTTTTGTTGGGCACGATAACAATACTGCGACCATACTGCTCCACACTCCGACTCAAGGCCGCGGTCATGATTGTTTTTCCGGCTCCGGTGGCAACTTCTTGTATGCTTTGTGGATTGGCTAGAAATCTGTTTAATATTTCAGGCTGATAATCCCTGAGTTCAATTGATTCGCCCTCTCTAGGATGCCCTTTGGGCCACACCTTGTCCGCAAAAGTGTCTTCTCGTATTTCATCAAATGCAAATTGAGTACTGTAGGTTCGTAGATCTTCTATTTCAATATCATAGCCGTCAGATTCTAATATGGGTATGATATCCGGCAAAAGATTTATGTAACTGCTACCGCCCAATTGAAAGAATGCAATTTTGCCGTCCCATCTTCCCAATCGCACTGCTGGTAGATGCCTAGCATTGGGCATCGTAAATTTAAACCGATCCACAAGTTTTTTTCTTGTGGAAAGATCAAGTCCTTCTATTTTTAGATTAACTTCGTCTCGTATTATTAATTTAGCCTGCAAATTTCGCGCCCTCGGTTATTTTTACTGTACACTTCTTCAGTGAAATACACAATTTTTTCAGATGCCTGTGTCCATATAATTTTGTCACCGCCAAATAACATTCCGGCTGTGCTGATAAACAACGGAATTCGATCCAGAGAATATTTGGGAATACGATTGAAGTACACCAATCGATCTTCTGCACCGGGTTGGTAATCAGTTGTTAGCGAGTTCAAATTGACCACTTGTTCTTTGGTAAAATAACTGGCAAACAAATGACTAATACAGTCACTCATGTTGGGTTCGTATATGTAAATGGGAAATCTTTTGGTCTCAGTGGCATAACGAACAATTTCACTGACTTGATCGCTCTGCCGAGATTCTCGTGCGATTTTAATTTCACGATTGATACATAAACTGTAGAATCTAGTTCCGTATGCTTGAATGATAACATCGGCTATAACGTTATTTACTGTAAATCCCAATTCAGCACTGCGATCTGCAAGTGTTAGAATATTATCTAACTTAAATCCGCCTAGATGTTGTTCAACATATTCTACTAAACTGGATTCAGCATTGGTTATTCTTAACTGATCATCGGCCACCAATTCAATCTTGTAGGCAGTTTTTTCGCACGCCAATATCAACTGCATGACCTCGGACAATGTGGGATCAATTGTGATCTTGTTTTTCTCAGCAAAACTGTAAACCAAATTTACATTATGTTCGGTTAAACTGGCACGCCACTGTTTACTGTCGCGGTGAAACTGCATCATGCCATGACTTTGTTTTGCTGCAGTTCTAAGTTCTTCTACCAGTTCAACACTATAGGGAAATCGTAGACGAATCATTTCGTCTTCGATCCAGGCTCGTGTGGATCTATCAAGTACCCTAATGGGCAAGCGAAACTTGGCTGCCAGTTTTACTGGTTCAATGTCCACATTGTTTTTGGTCAATTGACGTTCGTATTTGAGAACCAATTGCACTGCTAATGGTGCTTGACGATCGGTGTAGCCGGTTCCGTTCATGCTTTGTGTGGCAAGACTATCAATCATTTTGACATCATATCTGGCCAAATTTAGGGGACTGTCTTCTTGTGCTGAAACAATTGGTAAAGAATTTTTGGGATTTTTATATCCGCCAATAAACTCAATGTAGTCTTCAACATAAGGGTATTTTGTCATAGACATATTTTAACAGAATAAAAGAATAAATGCAAACGAAAAAGCCCCTTACGGGGCCTGACGTTATTTAGGTTCTGCCAGTATCAGCAAAAGCACACAAAACATAGCAAACCAAAAATGACCAGCAAATATTAGTATAATAGGAACGAACCAGAGCCACATTATTCTTCTTCCTGTGGAAGTGTGGCTTCCAACAATACAATAAGTGCACGAACTGTGTCCCGGGTCATTGTCAGTGTCAATGCCGTGTCATACCCAACTCGTAATTGTGTTCTGCCATCGGTAGTGATACCCACCATAAAGCCAACTGCGGTGTTTTCATTTTCCATATGTGGTACCTTTAAGGGAGCGATTTCGGGTACTGGGGGTAGTTCTATTTTACGACTAAACATTGTTGATATGTCCTTGAACAAGTTGTTGCTTTTCTTCTTCTAATCGATTTATTATAGCATCAAGTTGAGCAATTGTCTGCATCTTGAATGCAACAGTTTGCTCTAAATTCTCAATCCAAAGTTGTTGGTCTGCTATTGTTTCTCGATATTGGGCTAGCCTATCGCCTACAATGGTCATCAACAACATTAGGGCGCCTAGCATTAATGCAAATACCATCATACAGGATCATTTCCTTCGGCAAAGTTTACCAATTTGAACTTGTCAAAACAGGTGGGGCAAAGTGTGTTACGGTTACCTGGGCCACCTGAGCCACTAATAAAGCGTCGACAATCGCCACACATTAACACAGCCGCGGTACGTATTCCACCACGTGGTTGAACTATGGGCGACCACGTATCTTTGCCGGTTTTGCGATAACCTAAAATTTCTTGATTCATAATAAGTGATGAAGTAATACTGCCAAGTTGGCTGAACTTGCACATACATTAAACCAACCACATCCTTGGTTGTCGTGTTTGAAGCAATACCAAGCACACCAAGCTGAAAAGAATATGCAAAATAAATTAATGTAAATCATAGCACACTTGCTAACCAATAACCAAACATAACCAATAGTATGCCTACTGTAGTCGCCATTATGCCTGTGCATAAAAGCAATAGGGGTACGAGTTTGTCGTCTTTCATTTGTCAACTCCAAAGTGTTCTTTAATTAATCTGTGTGCTTGGCCACGACTGATCATGTCACGTAACTCAGGATGTAGTGCTCGACCACAATCTCTAATAATCAACTCGGCAAGTTTGAGTATAGCTTCTTGATCATAACTGTCCATTTCATCCCAACTGCCTTGTGCAGTCAAGCCTGACTCGTACATCAATTGTTCAAGACGTTCATTCATAGTTTAATTCCAAAATGGCTTAGAATGTTTTTGTGATCGGTTGCTTCCAAACAAATCTCGGCGTCGCCTCGATTCCCATTTGAATTAATAAAGTACCATGATCGATAACAAATAAATTTATAAATCCTGTAGTACTGCGTCCAAGTATACGATCTCATTCTAAATATATTAAAAAGTATCACAGTCAATACCACATTCTTGATTCTATCCAGTACAGTAACATCGGTGGGAACTGGATTACCGTCGTCATCTGTCATTCCACACTCTCAGTCATGTAATAAACTACCGTAAAACCTTGTTCACGTGCTTCATCGGCTTCGTATTCGGTATCAACTGTAAACAATAACAAGTCGCCTTCATAAATTTCCCACATCTTCATCTCCTTGTAAATTAAAAAGAATAAGGACTTATTGACATTGCCTTATTGTAAAGAGTGCCGTAGCACTCGGAGTTATACTTTCATACAGGTAGTCTTGGCCATTTGCATCCATTTTACAGGGAAACTCTTACGCAACTGTCCGACCTTGATAGCCATACGCAAACTGACTTCGCGCAAACGATCTTTGTTGGCATCCATAAATGCAATAATTTCGTCTTGTGCCACCTGATCCAAGTCCATGCCATCAAACAAGGCACCGTCTTGTGCAATTTGCTTGATACGCAACAATTTGTCACGCATGGTGTCTAGGGTAAGATCCAGGTAGTGACATCTAGACTGTAACGCATCCAAGTGATCACGCAACTTTTGCGATTTCATGCCATCAAACTTCAAGTTGGTAATAAAGATCACACTACCGTTAAAGTTGAAGCTGTCAGGAATACCTTCGCGTCGTAATGCGCTGGATTCACTCAACCACGAAATCTTGCGTTTCTTGCCTGAATCCAGTGCACCTTTTAATAAATTAAGCGATACATCGTCAAGCAAAATACTGTCACAGTCGTCAAACACCACAACACAATTTGAGTCTGAATACTTGTACAGAGTTTGGTACAAGCCAATTGGAGTAGCTGAACCTTTGACAACCTCGGCACGTAAACGCTTGCCGGCGATCTTGTCAAATAAACAGGCTTTGTCAATTATTTGCTCTACACCAAAACTTTTACCTACACCAGGCGGGCCTGACACAATCATGGCACGAATGTCGCCGTTGGTAGCGGCTTCAGTCATTTCATCTAGGATTTGGAATCTCTCACGAATACGAGCAATAACTTCTTCGTCAGTTTCCACAAACGTTTCCACTGCCGCAGGCACTGATGCCGCAGAACCTTCGCTTACAAATTGATAACTCATTGGACCCTCTATATTGATACGAATAACATCACTAAAGCCAGGAAAAGTGCCACCGTTTTTTACAGTAACAAATCCGCCCTTGGCGCCAGATTTATATTGCTCGACTAGCTCAAATACTCGACCCGAGCAGTCATTTTTACGATAGTTACCAGACACAATTTGAACAAAACTTGCTGACATCTTTAACTCCTGTTTTATTAACTTATGCTATAATTATAGCAGGTTGCCCATTTCTGGGCAACTCTGCTGTTGTTATTTGGCAACAAATTGTACTGTGGCAAAGTTGTATTTGGAGCACATCTTTTCTAACTCAAAAGGTAATACTTCAGTATTAAATTCTAAAGGTAATACTTTAGTATAACTTGCTCGATTAACGCGAAGATTTGCGGGATTGGCATCTGCTATTAAAGCATAATGCAATGGGGTCTCACTGTACGGACGCTTTTTAAGCACTAATTTAACGTACAGAACACACGAGGCTGCTGAGGTAAACTGCATACTAACTCCTTTTTTATATCTTATGCTTGTATTATAAGACAAGCGCCATTTCTGTACAAAAATGGGCAGAGTCAGTTGTTGCAAGAAAACAACACTATTTTTTCTTAGAATTTACTGTTTTATCAAACTGTTGGCGGGCCCAATGGTCTTCTGCTATGATGCTGGCAACAAAAGATTGTAAAAATCCCAATTGGTATGCTAGATATAGATTTGCTTCTTTGTGCGGATTTATTTGTGCTAACGAGTTTGAAATATAATTGACCGCTTTATCATGTTGATCCATGATCGGGCCTGTTACAACGATCTTTTGTGATGTCGATTGTTGGGATCCCATCCGTCAAAATCGTCTTCGTCATCGTCCCACTTGTCGGGCCAAGCAGCTGCGTCTAGCCCGTCGTCGGCTTCCCAGTCAATGTTGTCTTTGTCCTCGTAGTCAACATCGTTGAGGTTCATCCATTGTTGGGTGGCCTTGTTGTATACCATGTGCCCTTTACCGTATGTGGCATCATAGTCGTTATAATTTTTCAAATTGTCGTAGTAATCACCGCCGGCACCGTATGTGGGGGTGGCCTGTGGTGGATGTAGTTCTTCGTAGTGTGCTTCAATATAGTCCAGGCTATCTTCGATTTGATCTGTAGGAACACCGTGTTCGGTATAGCCCTGTATCAACATGTTGTAGTATCGCTGAGAGGGATAATCGTCAACCAAGTCGGTAATTTTGTAATACACCAGGGCCGCAACTGGATTGCCATTTTTCTCAACTCGAACCATTTTTCGATTGTACAACCAAGGATAACCTTCTAATCGGTCTAGAGCCTTGAGATTATCGTATGTGATTTCCCATAATACCCCGTCACATACGCTTTGCTCGTCTTTGGCAACATCGCCAACTGTGGCAAATTTAAAACGATATCCTGGCAATTTGGCACGTCCCAAACTGACAGCGCCCGGACAACGACGTTCCATCTCGGCAGTGTTGGTATTCATTCCATAGGCAAAGTACTTAAATCTCATTATGTTTTATTTATCGCCACGCCCTCCAGAATCACTGCTTGATAATTCCCAAAATATCGTTTTCTGTCAAAATAACGTATTCTTCCTTGTCCACTTCCACAGTCTGCCCAGCGTGCTGATGAAACAGAATGTGATCTCCAGCTCGAGCACGAATTTTCACTAATTCACCGTATTTGTCGCGTTTGCCCGGTCCCACTGCTAGGATTTTGCCGTGCTCGGCTCGTTCAGAAAAATTATCGGGGATGACTATACCGCCCTTGGTTGTTTCGGGTTCTTTGAATCGTTTAACTACAATTTTTTCATTTAATGGTCGTAATCTCATATCTAGTCCTTAAAAATATTGGCAATTTGTTCTTGGGAAAAAGCATTCGTTTTGTTGTAACGGCTTGATTTTGATTGTTTCTAATATGGACGGCTTGCCCAAGCCCATGGCCAAACTGTAAACAAAGTTTTGATTGGCCACTACCAAGTCTGCCCCGGCTACAATTCCGGCCAATTCTAAAAAATCCCGAACCGGGCGATAGGGAATATCAACCCCGATACTGGTTACATAGTCTTCGTGTTCGACTCGAGTTCCTACAAAAATACCGTTGTTGGCCAAATCAGCATCTTGTGCCATTTGCTGATGACTTTCGGTGGCCGCGGGCTCAGTACTGCGGTATCTTGCGGTTCTGCTGACCACTATTGGTCGAGTTTTTATAGCATCTGCTTCCAACCACGGAGTGTCATAATCGCTCATTGTAAATGGTAAATTGAATGCCTGATGATAGGCCTGTACATAGTTGCCTTCTAGTGTGCGAAACAACACAGTGCGAAAATGATCTAGATCCACATCAGGCTCGGGTGTGCCCTGTGTCCATGTGCCCGAGTAATGTATGTAGGGTTGGCGATTAAGCAAGGGCTTTAACCATTCGTAATCTTGGTAGGTAAAACGTCCTGCATGTGCAGGATCCACAGTCTCGGGCACATAGGGATTACGACTGTATCGTGCTATGGTTAATTCTAAATTGTTTAATGCAACCAAAAATACAGCATTGTTGTCCACTGCCATTTTTTTAACAACACTGAGGCTGTAGATTAGGTCGCCCAGCGTGCCAGAATGTTTATAGGTTGTAGTCATTTAACTTTGTGTTATGAATTAGTATCAAGTCTTCGCAACGTTGATTCATTGTTGCTGGCTTTAATGTTATAGGGTCAAATGCTGAATAATTCATGTCAGCAATTACCCGAAACATTTTTGCAACTTCTGTGGGACCGTATAACCAAAACCATTCAGTAAATATAACCGGACGTATTCGATCAATTAAGTCTCGACTGGATTCCAATATACTGACATCGTGTCCTTCGGTGTCAGTCTTTAAAAAACTGATATTGTTGATTTCGTCTTTGGTGAGGTATTTGTTTAACAAATGTTCTAGAGTCAATCCCGGCACTGTTACTTTGTTACCGGCCATGGCCATAACTTCACGTTTCAGTTCTGGAGTCCAGGATTGGTCAACCAATCCGCCATTACAGAGATTGTTATTGTGATCCAGTATATCAACTGCATCTAGATCTTGTGTGGTAACTGCTTCTCCAGCAACTATAAATTTCCCCAAGTGTCCGTTCATGTTGCAACAAAAATCTAAGTAAGGACGAATTACCGGATTTGGTTCTACTGCAAGCACAGTTCCTCTAGCAACAAATTGCATGGGAACCGCAGTATCACCGCTGTGTCCACCAATGTCCACCACGGTACTGCCTGGACGAATAAACTGATCCCAGTGATATTGATTGAGATATTGATCAAATATATCTAGTAGACTTTTTGATCCTTCACCGGCATGATCCATCTCGAACCAGTAGCAGGTGGCATCACCCACGTCTACTCTGTGGCCACGTCTTAATTTTGGTATTTCAAATGTTGTTTCCATCTAGTTCCTAATAACTTTTTTCTTCTATAATTGCACTGCCCGACAGTTCATTTATCTGTCGTTTGATGCTGGCTCGTTGATCATTTTTCTTGTACACTGATCTTGCAGCTTCCACAAACTCAATGTCAAATTTCTGTTGCTTTTCGCAAGAGCGTTTAAAGTCTTCAATGGTCCACAACATACGATTTACATGAAACAGTTGATCAGTGAGATCCTGTATATCAGGCAAATTTAAATTGCTTAATATATCAGTGAGTTGATTCAATTCGGCAGTGACGTTTTGCTTTTTTTCCGCGTCTACTATTTCTTGTTGCTTAATTTGTAGTATGGTTATTTTATCAACCAATTCACCTACCGAGATTGGTGCCATTACTATCATAGATACCCCGCTATTGCATTGACTATGGCATCGGTGTCAAAATTATTATTGCAAGGAGTTGTACCCTTTTTGCAAGTCCATGTCACCACTGGACGTGCCTGTTCGTTATAGCAACCGCGACAGTCTTCTTGTGTTTGTACAGCAGTGCATTTATAGCCCATTTCATGTCTTCGGTGCGGCAATATACTTTCTACTGGAATGTTTGTCAACAATGCCACTATTGGTGCTTTGCTTGCGGCCGCACACCAGTAGGGTCCTGAATCAATTCCCACAAAACACTGGGCATGGTCACATAGATATTTTATCTGTTGATCATTGTATCGATCTCGACGATCAAAGAACATGGGATGATCAACAGTGTAATCGGTTGTGCCGCCCACTACAACTATGTTAAAGTCGGTACGCAGTTCAAACAGTTTTGCATACACATCAAGCCAAACGTCCATGGTAACATTCTTTTGTGAGTAATGCCAATTGCGCATGTGCACCACAACAAATCGCTCGCCAAATTCCGCTAGGTCGCGATCCACTGTGTCACGGTCCGCATCATCAGGAAATAATTCAACACTGCGATCCAATTGGTTTGGGCCAAATGCTCGATAGAACATGCTGTCTACAAAATGATTTACCGGGTTAGATTCGTATGCGTTATCTAAATTGATGTATAGTTCGTAATTTTCAATTGCAGGTGGATCATTCACATGATACATGTTACGAATGTGTGGATTGTTTCTCCAGACCGATAACTTCTCAGTTACTACATCAATATTGGCTTGTTTGTATCGTTTCTTTAATTCACGTACAACACCGGTGCTCATGATTACGTCACCAATAGCGGCTCTACGTCTAACTAAAATATTAATTGGTGTTTCTATATTCATTTTAGAAAAAATTCGTGTGTGATGTCGGGAAAATATTTAATAAACATATCATCTTTGTTGTCTCGCTGGCATCGAATCTTTTGTACAATTTCGTTGTAGAAGTTCCATGCCAACGGAATAAACACAACTTTTTTATCAGAGTTTTTTATTTCATTTAGGTAATCGATACTGACCACTGGAATAGTTGTACCTGGACAGTATAATCCTTGCTTTAGTGGATTGTCGTCAATCACTGCATCTAACTGTATTTTGCTGGCATTGATCAGTGTCATACCTTTGGCGGCTGCACCGTAACCAACAATGATATATCCCTGCTTGCGATAACTGTCAATTTGTCGCTTTAATCTAGCCAACAAATCTGCAACGCCCTTGGACCATTTATCGTAAGTTTCTTCACGCATCAAACCAGCAACAACTTCCATTGCAAGAATGTTTGCCATTCGGTATTTGTTTAACGGTTGTTTTGCCAATGTAAAGATATAACTGGTACCATGTATGCTGGTCTTAACAACGTCAACAAGATGTAGGCCGGCTCGCTTGGCCAAACAATTCATACTGTTTGCATTGTAATAACTGATATGCTCGTGATAGATAGTGTCAAACTCACCGTTCAAGACCATGTTGGCTTGGCTTGTGCTGATAAAGATACGGCCATCATCGGCCAAGCGATCACGAGCCAGTCGTAAATATGTGAGTGGATCAGGAATGTGTGCAAACGAATTCTGTGTAGTGATCACATCGAATTTGTTGTTAATGTTCTTGGCAGTTTCCTGGTTCCAAAACTCACACCATATGGTATGACCTTTTTGACGGCTTTGTTCATATAGATTTTCTGCAGGATCTACACCAAATGTTACCCAACCCAGTTCTCTAAATGCATCCAATTGACTGCCGTCATTGCAACCAATGTCCAGTACATTTTTCACAGTGAACTTGTCTGATATTTGTTCGGCAACAAAATGTGCGTACCACTGCATGTACTCGACATAAGTTCGGCTGGTACCACTGACATATAGATAATGACTATAGATTATCTTGGGATCAACTACATGAGTCAGTTGCAAATGATTGCAATCATTGCATCGGTTGACTGCTAATGGATATCTATCTTCACCTTTGGTGTTTTTTTCTTTTCTAAAATTATTGGCCAATGGTTGACTGTTTAAATCTAGTGTAAGAAATAAATTATGATTTCCGCAGGCTATGCAAGTTGTAATCGGAGTGCAATGTTTCATTTAACAATACTTCTTTGTTTTATCAATTCCAATACTGCAGGATCATTTGCTTGCTCGCCATACGGAACAAACAAGGCTCGCCCTCGTGGATTTGCAGATTCTTCTGGTGTAGTCACGTAGTAAACTGCTAGACTCTGTCGCACAACCCCTTCAGGACAGGCGATTTCTTTTGGTAGTCCGTGCCAGGAATTTTGTGTAGTATCAAATATTATAGCACGATTAAAACAATTGTTAACCGTTGTAATCAATTGCCCGGGAAGTTCGGTGTCCGAATCATGATTCCATAATTCTAATCCACCGCCCCATGACTGGTCCCAATCAGGGGTCATATAGATAATAATATTGAGTTTCCTTTGTAGTCCCAATTTGGGATGAATGCTGTAATCTAGATGTATGTTGTTTTTACCGCCACGACTGTGCGCATGCCATCCACCGCCGTGCAGACCAGAATCGGCTTCGAGTGCAGGGTCATCAAGCATGGCCTGCATGGTCTCAACCAACTGGGTAGTCAGATAGAAAAATGCACGATACGTATTTTTAGGAAATTCTCCCCAACGATTACAGGATTTTTTATTTTCTATTGCATTCATGTGCAGTGACCATTGACCACTGTCGTAAGATGGAAACTCCTTGGCCAATTCAACCGCAACTTCTTCTTTGAAGAAATTGTCTATTACCACATGATTAAACGGTTTGGCTTGTTGGAACTTATCTTTTATTTCAGCCCAGTTGTGATTGTTGAGCATGTTAATTTTTAATATACATTCCGTTAGGTGCTATGCCACCCTCTACTCCCAGTACCGGAGTTTCTAACACCAATTCCACTGGAAGAAACCGGTATAACACATGTTCAATATCGGCATAGCCGCCATTGGCAATACGATCTGCTGTGTATGCTAGACTGTCTTGATAGACTTCTATGATTTTTTCTGTTAACTGAGTTGGCCAAGACCACAAGCGTGCCATGTACTGCAATTTGATGCCGGTGACTTCAAACGGAAATTGACTTGTATGTTTTGGTCCTATAATAATCTTGTCAGGATTGTTTTCGTATAGTTCCAGGCTGTATTGATCGTTCAACAAGTAGCGACCCGACATCTTGTGCACACGATCAACATCCGAAAAGAATCCATCATCTAAACATTCTTGCAGTGCTCTAGAAAAGCACATGATTTCGGTACAGTTTTTAACTATGTCGTGATTGTCACTGAGATAAATGGATTGTACATCTTCATCACGTGTATAATCTATTAACTTATCGCAAGCAGTGATTAATATTTGTTCTTGCTGCTGGGTTAAACTGGTTCCAGCAGATTCAACTATAACTATCTTTGCATCTGGCATTCGATCACGTATTGTTCGAATAGTGTCTAGTGTTTGTTGTAAACGTTGATCAGGACGAAACACACCAAACTTGGTATTGATTGCACTATTCAGTACAAAACAATGTCTTACTTTCTTAACCATCTCGGATTCTCCAATGTCCATTGAACCATATCGTGTATGCGTTCGCTTAATTTAATTTTTGGCTGCCATCCCAGTCTAGTAAGCAAGCCGCCGTCCAGTGCATATCGTAAATCATGCCCGGGTCGACTGCCATGAAAATCAATCATTTCGTATATGAGTTTTTTACCAACTGCTCGAGCGATCATTTCGGCCAGTGTTAGATTATCAATTTCTTCTGTGCCCACTAAATTAAATTTAGGGCAGTGTGCATGACCATAGTCACCGGTATGTCGATAGTCTTTAGGCAAAGTATTCAAAATAAACATCAAGCCCTCAGCCACATCACGTGCATGAATATACATTCTAGTACCGGCTTCGGTACGTTCGGGATTGGCGTGAATGATCACTTTTTCGCCATCACGTACCTTTTGTATGGTTCCCGGGATAAACTTCTCTGGATGTTGACGTTCACCAAACACATTCATGGTATGTGTTACCACAATCGGCATTTTATAAGTGTTTTCATAAGCAACACAGAATTCTTCTGCAGCAGCCTTGCTGGCACTGTAGGGATTGGTACTGTTGTAACGATCATACTCGCGATAACTCACCCCTGGGGGAGCAACACCAAATATTTCGTCAGTGGAAAAATAAACAAAGCGTTCCAAATTGGGATGATTCTTGCGTGCGTAATCTAGCATGTTGACTGTGCCCACTACATTGTCTTGCACAAACTCCATGGGATAGGTAATGCTACGGTCCACATGCGAACCGGCTGCAAGATGCAGTATTATATCAACTGGACCAATATCGTTAACTATCTGACTGTTTATTTCTGCTTTGAGATCATGAAATATAATACGCAGTCGGCTTGCAATCATTTTTGGATCGTGATCTTGTAACATATCGTGTAATCTATTTAGATTACCACTTATGTCCAAACGATCAAGACAAACAATATTCCACGTGGTGTCCTTTAAAATTTTATCGATAACGTGGTGTGCAATAAAGCCGGCACCACCAGTAATTAAAACTATTTTTGATTTTTTCATATATTAGGTATTATAAGGATATTTTGGTAAAATGTCAAGTGCTTTGGTGTTTCCCGAATAATCTAGAATAAAGTTTTTATATTTAGATTGATTGCTGACCAATGCTCGTGGAAAGTAATCATCAAGTTTAACTATACAGTATTGGTCTGAACTATTTTGTTGCCAACTTGTGCCTTTGGCAATACTGGCTTCGGGATCGATTTGTGCTAAAAATTCCGGGGTGTTAACTTCGGTGTGTGCAAAGCTTATTGCTTTGTCCAACAACCATTCTTTGTTGCCCATGTAGCCAAAATGCCACCCGCCATGTTCAATTACTTCACAACCATCATTGACAAATTGGTAAGGTTTATCAAAGAAGTTAAATCGTAGTGCTCGAAATGCATCAGGTTTAAGGTCTTCAAATAAAAATCTTTTACCGGCCATACCCCAAATATTGTAACGATCGGGGTTGACCTTCATGTAGTTAAATTTAAAATTGTATATGGGCATGCGTAACGCATATATGGTTTGATCACTGGTTGCCATATGCTTGATTGCTTCTGGTCGAATGATCTCATCTAAATCACTAACCAAAATCAAATCATTGTCATCGGCATTTTTTATGCCACGATAAATTTGATCTCGTTGAAATCTATCATTTACCCAAGCATCGGGGTGATGCGGCATGTCTTCTACCTGTACATGAATAATCTTGTCCAACCAAGGAGCATAACGATCTTTGTTTTGTTCAAAATAAAACGGCTTTGGTCTTGAAGTGTATGTGGTGTTGGCTTCAACCAAGACAAAATAATCAACTAAATCATAGAGTTCAGACAGTCTGAGCTCTAGTAGATCTAGTTCATTATAAAAGGTAAAACAGTCGTATATTTTCATTGAGTATTTAAGTATAATAAATATTATACAAAATATTTTCAAGGAACGCAATGTACGCAGTTGCCAGTCTCAATACCGACAATTATCAAGACCTAGCCGATATAACAGATCCACCAAAACAGGAATACTGTGATCGATATGGCTATCGATTCTTTGTGCTCAAAGAAAAACGGTACAGCGAATGCATGGGATTCAATAAAATTGGATTTGTTTTGGACTTGTTTGATCAGTATCCTGATATAGAATGGTTATTGTTTACCGAATGTGATGCAACTATTACCAATTTACGAATACGAATAGAAGACCGAATCGACAACGACTACCACTTTATCGTTCCAGTCGATAGGCTTAACATCAACAGCGGAAATTTTTTGGTACGTAATAGTGCAAAAGGTCGTGCTTACTTGCAAATGATCATGGATTCTGAGCCCGAATACAAAACACACGAATGGGCTGAACAACAGGTCATAATTGACACTGTGGCAGATTATTCTGACACTGTTAAAATTGTAGAGCAAAAATACATGAACAGTTACGATCCACCTGCATACGGCCCATTTGCCGACTATGTAAAAAAAGATATATTTGAGAACAAAGGCGAGTGGGACATTGGTGATTGGATTATTCACTGGCCCGGAATTGATAAATCTGTTAGAATTGATCGAGCACCCAAAATAATTTCTCAAATCACAAGATGAAAACATTTATCACTGGATCAACGGGCTTTATTGGTTCAAATTTGGTGGCCTATTATCAACGGCTTGGACACGAAGTGTATGCATACCGCCGTGGCGAGGATTTACAAACTGCTTTAGAAAAATTTGCTCCGGACAATATCATACACAGTGCTGCAGAAATTTATGATCCTGGATCAATGTTTGACAGTAACATTGTCATGACCTACACCTGCTTGGAATATGTTAAGAACAGTGAACAATGGTGCCGCATGGTACAGATTGGTAGCAGCAGCGAATATGGCCCAACTGATCATGCCACAAGCGAAGATACCTTGTTAAAACCTGTGGATTTTTATCAAGGTACCAAGGGTGCCGGTACCTTGATGTGCCAGGGCTGGGCACGACAATTCAACTTGCCTATTTGGATAGCAAGACCGTATAGTGTATACGGTCCCGGCGAACGGGAACACCGGCTGTTTCCAAGACTGTATCGTGCTTTTTATCATGATGAGCCAATGACTCTGTACCAGGGCTGGCACGATTTTATCTATATCGACGACTTTGTGCGTGGCATTGACCTAATGTTGTTGCACTGGGATCTGGCACCGGGGGAAATTATAAATTTTGGATCCGGAATGCAGATAAGTAATTTTGACCTGTTGACAAAATTTGAAAAGATCACCGGGCAAACTGCTCCGGTGTCTAAGATAGCAGAATTAAGCAAAGCATTTGAAAATCGAGTCTGGGTTTGCGATACAAGCAAAGCATCTAATAATTTTGATTATAATGTACAATTTACATTGGATTTGGGGATTCGACACTTTATAGAAAAAATGAGTACACTATGATAACAAAAACTATCAAAACACGAACAGGTGCAGAAGTAACAATAGAAAATAACGACCAAATTATATCGGACTGGTTTTTGAATAAAGCCAATCATTCAGATTTTTTAATACAACAAATCAATAGTGGCATACATGATCGATTCATGCCCAAAAATGATGGGGCCGTGATAATCGATTGCGGTGCCAATATTGGAATATTCAGCATATATGCCCAGGATCGAGCAAGCAAAGTTATTGCCATAGAGCCCGATCCAAGAAATCAATATGTGTTTGAACAACTTACCCAGCAATTTAATAATATAATATTAGACCCAAGTGCATTAAGCGATTCGGTCGGTGTACTAAAATTAAATATACACGGGTCTTCAACTTGCAACAGTATCATGTATGAAACAGATACCGATGTATCTGTTGATGTTGGTACCAAAAGAATTGTCGATGTCTTAGATGAATATCATTTGAATTTTGTAGATTTTTTAAAGTGTGACATAGAAGGTGCAGAAGTATTGGCCATCACCGAAGAAACTGTTGACCCTGTAAAGAATAAAATTGGTAGTTGGATTGTGGAAGTACACCAAACTGATCGAGATTTGGCCAAGTGGCCCGGGAATTTAGAAACTAACCGTCGTCGGATCGGCAGCATATTAAAAAATGCCGGGTACAACGTAGAATACATTATACACGATCAACTGTTTGCCTGGAAATAGAATGGCACTACTACCAACTCCACTGGAAACAATGACACGAAGATTGATTGATCTCACGTATCAACAAAAATTAAGCCATCTAAGTAGCACACTGAGTGCATTGCCCATAATTGAAGAAATTTACAATAAGAAACAAGACAATGAAGTTTTTATTCTCAGCAACGGCCACGCCGGTCTTGCACTGTATGTGGTACTAGAATATCACTATGGTGTCAATCCGGTTGCTCTATTGGAAAAACACGGTATACATCCCGGAAAAGATCTAGACAATCATCTGCATTGCAGTACCGGTAGCCTGGGATCAGGATTACCAATTGCAATCGGACACGCATTGGCTACCCCAGATAAAAAAGTGTATTGCATGATCAGTGACGGCGAATGTGCTGAAGGCAGTATATGGGAAAGTTTAAGATTTATAACCGACAACAAAGTTGACAACATCGAAGTTTATGTCAACATAAACGGCATGGGGGCATATGACAAAATTGATAACTCTGCCTTGGTTTCACGGCTTGCAGTGTTTATGCCGCGTATAAAATTTAAAATAAGTCAGCCACCGGTGTTTCCGTTTGCCAAGGACCTACTGACACATTATTATGTGCTCAAATCCGAAGATTATCAATTGCTATATCCGGAGCAAAAATGAGAAAAGAATGTGCAGCATTACTACTAGAAGAAATGAGTATCAATGATCGTATTCGTGTAATCACCGCTGACCTAGGATTTGGCATATTGGATGATATTCGCAATGCCTATCCCGATAGATTTTACAATGTGGGTGCTGCTGAACAACTCATGATTGGTGTAGCGATTGGCATGGCCGAAGAAGGACTTGTTCCTGTGTGTTATAGCATGAGTAGTTTTTTGCTGTATAGGCCTTTTGAATTTCTGCGTAACTATGTAAACTACGAACAAATACCAGTCAAACTATTGGGGTCAGGTCGAGATCGAGACTACAGTCACGATGGCATAACTCACTGGGCCGACGACGACGAAGCAGTATTAAAATCACTGCCAAATATTGCGATACACAAGCCAAAAGACCTGTCGGAACTAAAAACTGACTTTGATACCTGGATCAACAGTGCCAGTCCAGCATACTTGAATTTAACGAGAAAAATATGAAACGTGTAGTATATGTTACCGGATGTTTGGGATTTATAGGATCACATGTGACTCGTGCCTGTCTAGAGCAGGGGTGGCATGTGCGTGGCGTTGACGCAGAAACTTACGCAGCTACTAGTAGGCCCGAAGATTTTGCACGATATTCGAACTTCACCTACGAACGAGCCGATATAAATCACATAGAACGATTGTACGAATGTGATTATGTTATCAATACTGCTGCCGAAACACACGTGGACAACAGTATTGCCAGCAGTGCGGTATTTTTGCGTAGTAACATCAATGGTGTACATCATTTACTGGAACTAATTAAAAACTCAAAACACAAGCCCACATTGTTGCATTTTAGCACCGACGAAGTCTACGGCGATTTGGTTGATGGATTTCATGTAGAAACCGATTTACTAAAACCCAGCAATCCTTACAGTGCAACAAAAGCAGCCGCAGATCAATTGATACTGGCATGGGCCAGGACTTACTCGGTCCCTTACTTGATTGTTCGCCCCACAAACAATTACGGGGTTGGGCAATATATAGAAAAGTTTATCCCCAAAAGTATCAAGTGCCTGAGTCTAGGCAGAGCCATACCACTACACGATGCTGGGTTACCTCGACGCACCTGGTTGCATGCCGAGGATACAGCCAATGCTATCATAACATTGATCAACGCCGGAGTACAAAACGATATCTACAATATATCTGGCAACTACGAAGAACAAAACATAGTGATTGCACACAAAATCATTGACGAGTATCTCAATCACGACAGTGATTTATATGATTATGCAACATTTATCGACGGCACTATAAAGCGTCAAGGCCAAGATGTACGTTATGCCATCAACGACGACAAAATAAAAGCCCTGGGGTGGTCGCCCAAGGCCGATTTTGATACTAAACTAAAAGAAATAGTTTCGTATTACGTTAAAAACTTTATTTGGTAATCAAGACAAAAATATATCTTTGAACTGCTGCATGACCGTGGCCGGATTGAATCTTGCTACTATATTGCTGTATTGTTTATCAAAACTACGATAGTTGTATAACTTTTCCACTAGATCCTGTGTGTTGTTATATAACAGTCCAGTATCCTTCAAATAATCAAGATGAAATTGATCTACCCCACCATTAAAGCAAAATGTGGGTTTATTGAAATATAGACTTTCACAAGGTGCCAATCCAAAACTTTCCCCAGCGGTTTTGGCTTGCACAAATGCATCACACATGTTGATGTAATTTGATTTTGTTTGTAGATCAGTCATGGGATCTAGATAGATCACGTTCGGGTGTTCAATAAAACGATTGGTGTTTAAGAACACAAACACATAGTCAGTATTATTACGCAATATTTCAGCCACTGCTTGATGGGCATATGGTATATCAAACGTGCTCTTACCACCATGGCGACCAATAACAATTTTGTCGGCTGGTATTCCCAATTGTTGTCTAAAGTTGGCATTGGGGTCAGGCAGTTGAACAATATGGTGCACATGTGGGCAAGTACCACCCGTCATTCTATTACTTAACCACTCACTTATGTAAGCATATCTATCACCGTGCGGTTGATAAAACTGAAATATAACATGTACTGCGGTACGAACATCGGGCAGTGGTGCGTCAGGTTCAACGTATCCCGATCTCAAATAATAAGCAACATCAATACCCGAACATACCGGATTGAATTGACTGTTGTACACCTGTCTAACTTCGCAAATACTTCTTGCTTTTTCTATAACTGACTGTTCGTTTCCGCCATCACCGTTACCAGACTGTGCATCTGCACAATAAGATATTACACTTTCGTTGCCCAGTATCTCTTGATTGTATCTTGCATAGTCAAGTACCGCAACAGCAGTACCTCTCAAATTCATTTCAGTGGTGTGGAATAAAACTTTCATTTGATAAAATTGGCTATTTGATCTTGGCTCCACATGTACATCTGTCTACATGCTGGTGTGGAATAGGGCCAATCATTGATTTGATATATGTAATCTCTAGAAAAATTCCAAGGATCTATAAAAAAATTAACATGCCTAAATTCCCCGGTTGTGATATCAAAATTTGCTTCATCAGGCACAAGGTCACATGTGATCAGCAGTGAGGCGATATTAGATTTTACGAAATTTTGAAAGAATGAATTTATATCTGCATTTGAAAAATGAAATAAACATTCTCTACATATCATGATCTCGGCATCGGGTAATGCATCATGTATGATATCTATTTCAACAAATTGTGTACGGGGCCTTTGACCAAATTTTTCAATATTTGATCGAATTAGATCCGGTACAATATCCCCGCCAATGTATTCTATGTCGGGGCATTGGTCAAGCACGTGACTCATCCAGTTTAAATCACCGCAAGGAGCATCAAATACTCGTGTGATACCAAAAGTATCAAATAACCGTGGTAGTTCGGCTCTTAAATTTGATGTGTATTGTATAGTTGACCCAGGCCCACTGACTGAGTCTAGCACGACCCCTTGCGGATCCCATTTTCTATTTTGATATATGTCAGTAAAGACTTCTCGAATTTCACTCATCGTTTGTTATTTTTTCGCCTAGATGTTGTTTGATAACACGCAGTAATTTACGTTCTGTATCATAAACATATTCGCGTTGTTCCTCTTCTGTATTTACTACTAAAATAAAACCATTTGCGGCTTTTCTAATTTCTAAACTTTCAAACATAACGATTCCTTTAGGATTATAAAACATTAGTATAACACAACAAGAAAATTTAGTCAAGAAAAAGCCCACCAGAGTGGGCAATTGGTTTATCCTAATTTAGATTAGAACGAGTACTTAACACCTGCTAAGTATGAACTATCATTGTAACGCTTGACAGTGTCATTACCAACTTGATAACGATAATCAGCAGTTAAAGCAATGTTCTTGGCAACACCTAGACTAACACCTGCGCCATATAAACCAGCTAGGCCATTGTTCTTAACTGTGTTGTAGGCATTGGTTTGTTGATCAATCCAAACTGCACCACCTTTAACTGTAGCAGTTACTGGACCAAATGACATAACGTCATAGCCAACAACACCACTGGTCTTTGTGATTCCAGTTTTGGCATAAGAGTCAACTTCACCAGTTACACTTACTTTACCAAAATGCTGGCCTAATGTCAAGCCAAAGCCTGCATTAGAATGATCTGCATCATTGCGATCGCTTGATGCATTAATGCCTAATTCTAGTGCGCTTGCACCAATTGCGAATACTGCCAAGATTGCAGATAATAGTACTTTTTTCATTAAAAATCTCCTTAAATTAAAAACTATATTATATAGTATTTATACTATGTATGTCAAGTGTTTTAATTAACCGCCTCTTCCGGCGGCTCTTTTTGTGGGGCGGTTTGTAGTAACTTGATTTCGAAATTTGGCCTGTTGTACTTTTGCAACAGTGCCAGCAGGTACCTTGGATTTGATTTTTGCTGCCGCACGAATGGCTTCTGCGAAGTTTTTGGGTTTTGCGTCTTTGGTCATGTGTTTCCTTTTTTTGTTGGTGCCCCGCGACAGAATCGAACTGCCAACTGATGATTACAAATCAACTGTTATGCCACTTAACTAGCAGGGCCTAATACTATTTAATGCCAATTGGTTTAGGCAGACAAAATCTGCATTTCGACAGTGGACCGCCTATAGCCCCGGGTAGCGACCCCAGTGCAACATCTTTGCAGATGCCAGTTGCGGAATCTTGCAACCTCTTCGCGACTTTAAAATAAAAACCACCCTCGGAAGTATCCGATATTGTCCGGTTAAGGACCACAGGGCAAAAAAGAATACCTGTCACGCCTAGAGACTACCACATGTATCAGATCAGCCGCCACGCCGTCTGCCTAAACCAATTAACACTTTGGTGGAGAGACTGGGAATCGAACCCAGTGACCGTATTACTACAGTCTACAGATTAGCAATCTGCTGCATTACCATCCTGCCCCCTCTCCTGTCCTTTACATTATGGGACCATTACCATTTTGGAAACCTACTGTACCACCTTCCTCTCGGATGCGTTTTATAACATCTTCAAACAGGATAGGTGCAAAGTCCGGAGTTTGTTCTACGCACACGCAGTGATAGCGTACATCAACTTCGGGAGTGGCACCCTTGTGCTTGGAGATCATGACACGATTGGCATGCAAATGTCCGTGTATGTTTACACCAAAGCGGCCCAAACTTTCAGGATGGAGCGGTATGTGAGAGAGGATCATGCCATTCATGACGTGATAGGCTCTAAGTTCTCTAAAGTGTTCACGATACTCTTCATCTCTAAAGATATCGTGATTACCACGAATCAAAACCTTGTCGCCGTTGAGTCGGTGCAATATTTTCATTGCTCGACGATTGATCACCACATCGCCAAGATGGTAAACTTTGTCGTTAGGCCGAACACGTTCGTTCCAGGCTTTCACCATGGCCTCATCCATCTCATCTGCCGTGTCCCAAGGACGCAATTTTGTCACACCATCATTTCGTGTGAAACGGCATACACCCGTGTGTCCAAAATGTGTGTCGCTTACAAGAAATACTGATGGCATTGCTGTCTCCTAAAAATTTATTATACTACTTATTCCATTGTTTGTCAAGTGGGTCTATAAATACTCACATGTCAACTATATTAGATTTTCAATTTGATACCGGAAATATATCAATTGAACTATTAGATACAAATATTGCAAAATTTTGGTTAGATCATTTTCTGCGTATGTCAGCCAAATATTCTAATAGTTTGCAAGGAATTAGATGGCCTTATTATCGAGATCCCAAACCTGGTGAAACAGAATCGCGAGTTCAAAAAATATTATCTATTGTAAACCAAATTAATAATGCCACGTACCTTTCTAAATTGCCATTGGAAATTGATACATCTATGCTCAATCAACTTGATCTAGAATCGCAAAAAATACTAAACAAATTGCACAGATGCGCGGTTGTCGGAAGTAGTATTAGAGATCGTTGGATCAATGACTCAAGCCCGACATTTGATTACATTCCTTATGGTACCAATAACGATTATGAATACTTATTAAATTTGCTGAATCAGCAAATACACGGGTTTGAAGAACTGGTAGTTACACCACATCGTGAACAATTTAACAAATCTATTAGAATAAAAGAAATTAAATTTCAAGCAAGCCAATTCAATGATGTAACTATATATCATGACGATGTTGCTATTGATATACCCAGAGGATTTGAATCTGAATTACGATTAACCGGATACGATGTATGGATTAAAAAAGATCTTCTTGGAAAAGATTTTATCACTGCTTTTGCAGATCACGACGATCCACACGAATTTGATATTCACCCGCCAGTGTTAACCAGTGGTGCGTTACATATAGATTTAAATCAAGGCAGGGATATTTTATATTCAAGTCCAGAATTTCGCAATTGGTTGGGAATGTCTCCAACTGATTTTCACGGCAATTATCCGCTCGGAAATGTCATAAGCGGAAAAGAAAATATATCTCAAGCCAAATTGGTTAAATTTTGTGGAGTAAGGGGAGGGATTTGAACCCCCGGTTTTACAGATTTGCAATCTGGTGCATTGGACCGCTCTGCCACCCTTACATTGTTCTGGAGCGAGGTAAGAGAATCGAACTCTCAGCATTAGCTTGGAAGGCTAAGGTATTACCACTATACGAACCTCGCATAACATTATTTAACTAATCGTATTCCTTCAATATTTAACTTGCCTTCTTGTACTTCTAGTAGCGCCGAAACTGGAGTATGTAGGTGTGCAAACAGGTCACTGTTTCGATTTGTTTGCGCCATTTGTCTTGCTCGAGCACTGGCAATTATAATCAATTGAAATCTATTCCCAATCATTTCAACACATTTTTCAGTGTCTATTTGTGTGCCACGACTAGTGTACTGCATATATTTCCTTAAGTTAACAAAAAAATGGAAGCGGGAAGTGGATTTGCACCACTGATCTTCAGGTTATGAGCCTAACGAGTTACTTCTTCTCCATCCCGCTACTGATTTGGTCTCGGTGGCAAGATTCGAACTTGCGGCTTCTTGCTCCCAAAGCAAGTGACTTGACCGGGCTAGCCTACACCGAGTTTATTTTTAAATCGCATTCCAAAATAGGTGCCGGCTCCGGCACCTGCCAAACTTGTAATCAAGGTCAAATGATTTTCTGTGTAGTTGATTACCGCTATACTGGCCGTAAAGGTGCACACCACCGACCACAAACTTGCTACCACTGCACGATCTTCGTTGACTGCACGCAAATAGTAGGTATAAAGTATATCGGTTGCAAATACTAATAAAAAAGTTTCTAGGTACTGCCACATGTTATTTGGAGCGGAATACCAGAATCGAACTGGTGTCTAGACGTTGGCAACGTTTCGTTTTACCATTAAACTAATCCCGCTTAAAACTTATTATAACACAATCTGTTATATTTGTCAACTATATTCTATTCACTGTGGCGCCATTACAGACCGGTATTATTTGTCCGGTTATATTTGGATTGTTGGCCAAAAATATAACTGTGTCAACTAAACCTTGACTGCTCACTATTTCTCCGGTTAAAGAATCATCATGCCATCTTGTTGCAAGATCAACCAATTGTTGTTGGGTATATTTGACCTGTTGTCGCGCACTGGGAAACAGTGCCGGTGCCACGGTATTAACTCTGATATCTGGGCCCAACAGCACTGACAACGAAGTTGACAAATGATGCATGGCCGACTTGGATGCACTATAGGCTAAATTTTTAGCATCGCTGGGTCTTAGAATCTGTAGTGCCACTCGAGCACCAATCATGATAATGCTACCTTTAGACAATCTAAGATATTCAGATGCTCGAGTGGATAATTCATATGGAACTATCACGTTCAACAAAAATTCTTTGTTCCATTCTTCTCTATCGGACAAAGGAAAGTTTTTGGTCGAGCTGGCATTATTTACTAATACATCAATTCTTCCCCAGGAATCAATTGCATTAGAGATCATGTGATCTTGCACTGCAGGATCAGTTATGTCTCCAGCAACTATTCGCAATTGTTCAGAATATTGGGATTGTATTTCTTGCCATTCTGAATCAAAGGTTCTAGAATTTATTACCACATTGTGGTCGTGTTCCAGTAAATATTCGGCCAAGCAACTGCCTATTCCGGGAAAGTGTCCGGCTCCGGTTATAAGGTATACTTTTTTCATTTATTTTAAAATATTTGGCTCCAGAGGCAGGGATTGAACCTACGACCAATTGATTAACAGTCAACTGCACTACCGCTGTGCTACTCTGGAATTATTTCTGGTGCCCCAGGTCGGACTCGAACCGACACGGATCTCTCCACTGGCTTCTAAGACCAGCGTGGCTGCCATTACACCACCGGGGCCGTACTTTACTTATACTTGTCTTGGGGAGTCGTACGAGAATCGAACTCGTGATAGCGGAATCACAACCCGCGGTTTTACCACTAAACTAACAACTCCATATCATGGTACCATAAATAATACACAATGAAAAAGAAAATACTTGTACTTGGTACTAACGATGTCAGTACCGATATCGAAACATCACACATTGCCAAAACAAACAATTCAGTCAATCATGGACTGATTGCAGATGAATCATTTGTTCCTGAATTACCAGGTTATTATCACACATCCATAATAGATTTATCGTTTGGTGCTATTGTTGCTTTGGCAAAAAATTTCGACATTATTCGATTTCTAGATCAACCATCAAGCCAATGGAGTCATTGGAAATTGTTGTTGTCGTCATATAAACTAATGGTAGAACTAGATCGTTTAAGATACTGTACAGTGTATAAAGATAATGCCAATATCAAAAAATATACCACATTTGATAATATTTTTGAAACAAACAAAAGTTTTTGTATCTACCCCTGGATCAACATGATCGAAGAGGGCGGAAATCTTGTTGCCTGTGCCAGGAGCAATAAAAAAATAATTCCGTTAAAAGAATTGGATAACTGGCAAACCAATTCCGAGTATACAAAAATTAGAGAAAAAATGCTCAAAGGCGAAACAATGCCCGATCGTTGCAGTAGATGTTACAATTATGAAGAAAAAGGAATCGAAAGTTATAGAATATTTGAATCAAAAGAGTGGATTAGCAAACTAAACATTGAGTCATTTGATGACTTACATAAAATTACCCAACCCTATTATTACGAAATAAGATTAAGTAATAAATGTAATATAATGTGTCGTTCTTGCAAGCCCGAATATAGTCATCTAATAGAAAAAGAATTTAAAACACACGGTATAATATACCCTGCACCGCAAACATACGGATATTCCAGTTTAGACTTAGTCAATATTAACACCATATCACCAAAAACTAGAATTTATTTAACTGGTGGAGAGCCCACTGTGATGTCTGAAGTTTTAACATTTATGAGAAACTGTATAGATGCCGGGAAAACTGATTTTGATTTTACGTTGGGCACAAATGCAGTTAGTTTAAGTAATAAATTTTTAGAATTATCTGATCACTTTACCAATATGAATTTTTCAGTCAGTTTAGATGGTTACGGAAAAATAAACGACTACTGGCGATCTGGATCCGATTGGGAAACTGTAATTCGCAACACCAAACTGTTAGAATCTCGCGGACATACAATATCCATCAATACTGTGCCTGGAATTTATAATGTAACAAATTTACATCTGTTGTTTGAATTTCTAGATCAAGAATTCCCGCATGCAGGGGTTTATCTACAGATTAATCGTCTTCCTATACAATCAGCATTTAATCATCCCAATTCACAACTGGTAGTTGAATCTATGGAAAAATGCCGACAAACAAAAATTTACTATTCAGATGGAAAATCCAATCGAACTTGTATAGATTCCTTATACGATCATTATTCCAAAGATCCCAAGTGCAACTTGAAAGATTTACAAGATTTTTTTGAATACAATGATCGCTTAGATTTTATTCGTGGTGTTTATCTCAAGGATTACATACCCGAATTAGAGGACTGTAGATCCTATCTACAGTCCTAGATTGGCGCCCCTAAAAGGAATCGAACCTTTCCGTGACAGGCTTCAA